GTATTAATATCACTAACGTGGATAATGTATTTCGTAGCAATCAACTTACTGTAACTAATGTTAAAGGAACTATTTTAATAGGACAATACATTACGTTCGAAGATAGTGTACCCGGTGCTAGCAATGAAGTTTACAGAATTACCAACGTTGTTAATATCAGTACCGGAGTATATAGAATATATATTGGTTCACCGTTATCACATGATATCCCTGCTAATACAATATTCTACATTGGCACGTTATGTACCTTCCCCCCTGGAATTAGTTTTGATTTAAACTCTGCCCAACTATATGGCAATATACCTTATCAGCCTGCGGTTACAAATACCTATACATTTACACTAACTGCAACAAGACCTGGCAATAAAGGCGATAGTCTTAGTTCAAGCAAAACATTTAGTATAACTGTCATTGGAGAAATTGATAGTGTTATTACTTGGAATACTCCAAGCAATCTTGGAACAATCCATGCTAACTATGTTTCAACGTTAAGAATTTCTGCTAGTACAACAATTCCAAATGCTGTTGTACTATACACTATCACTAGCGGACAATTACCAAACGGTCTTTCACTAACCAGCGATGGCGAAATAATTGGTAAAGTTATACAGTTTCCAGACCCTGCAAATCATGTGTTAGGACTTACTAGCTTCGACGGCGGCAATTTAACATTCGATGCTAAGACCACTTCTGTTGATAGATCATATAGTTTTACTATCGAAGCTAACGACCAATTTAATTATAGTGCAGTTTCCAGAACATTTACAGTATCTATTGATGTGCCCGATGCTATTGCATATAGTAACATACGAGTACAGCCATACTTGAATAATACTCAACGATCATCGTTTAAGAGTTTTATGAATAATACTTCGGTGTTTACTCCCGAAGCTATTTACAGATTAAACGATCCAAACTTTGGACTACAATTTAATCTTGGTATGGTTGCGTATGCTGGCATTCAAACAAATAGTGCGGCAAAAATTGCGGCGGCTATGGGATTAAATCATAAACGTAAACGATTTATTTTTGATAGTGTGCAAACCGCAGTGGCATATTTGCCGGGAACTACAACCGCAGTATACGAAGTAGTTTATCTAAAAATGATGGACCCATTGGAACCTAACGGATTACATCTTCCAAATAAGATAAAGAGCTTAGGACAGCAATCGGATACTATAACTATTGATAGCGTTCCTAATCTTTGGAGCAGAAAGATATCAGATTTAGTAGCAAATGCTCCTTATAATAGCAGACCTTTGGAAAGTGTGACTGCGGATAGCTCGGGCTATCAAGTTAGTAATCCAAATGTAAAAACATTTTTCCCTAGTAGTATAACTAATTGGCAGTATCAAATTGGCAAAACTGGGCTTACAGAGCGCAATTATTTGCCCTTATGGATGCGTAGTATCCAGCCTGGAACTAAACAAGAATTAGGTTTTATACTAGCAGTTCCGCTTTGCTATTGCTTAGTAGGAAAAAGTGCGGGAATAAAACTATTAATAGAAAATAGCGGGTTTGATTTTAAACAATTAGACTATACTGTAGACAGATATGTAATAGATTCTGTCACCGGTTACGCAAGCGATAAATACCTAGTATTCAAAAACGATAGGATAACAGTATGACCAGTCAGATTAATTATGGTGCAATTAACACAACTTACCCTGTGGCAGGGCAAGACAACAACAGCCAAGGATTTAGAGATAATTTTACAGCTATCTCCACAGGGCTAGGCGTTGCCAAAACAGAAATCACAGCATTACAAGCTAATTCTGTATTAAAAGCAGACTTGGCCACTGGTACTCAACCTGTACAAAATAACATGTTAGGTAGTACAATATATAATGTATTGTATAGCCAATTTTACGGAGTGTATTTTGATGGTAGTTTGTTAGGTGTTAGTGCAAATGCAAACATCGATTTAACCAACGGTCCTTTACAAAAATTTAAACTAGCAGGTAATCCTACTTTAACTTTTATCAATTGGCCAACTACTGTCGGTCAATGGGCTAAAATACAAGTTATATTAATGGGCGACAACAATGGTGTAAGAACTGCTAGTTTTAGTACAGAACGATCTGGTGCAATCCATTATGCTACTGACTATCCAACATTGCCTGGTACTAGTACATTAGGCTTTACAGTTGGTGGCGAAAGTGTTACCAGCATTACAGTATCTGCCGCAGGTGCTGGATTTACAACTCCTGCTGTTGTGAATTTTACCAACCCAACATTAACTGGCGGTACAGCTCCAACTGCTACAGCTACATATAAAATTGTCAGTGCTACAGTAGCAAACGGTGGTTCAGGATTTGTAGCAGGTGATCAACTAGTTGTTGATGCACATAGCGATGTTATTTTAACAGTAGCTACAGTTAACGCAGGTGCAATCACAGCGTTTACTGTGACTAACGGCGGAGTCCTATCACGTCCATACCCAGGTTCGTTTAATCTTACAGCAATTAGTGGTTCAGGTACTGGTGCTAGAGCAACATTATCTAATGGTATCAACACTATTAATGTTGTTACAGCTGGAGACGGGTATACTACAGTTCCTCCTACTATTACTTTTACAAATGCATTAGGTCAGTCTTTAACTTCCTTAGGTGCAACTGCGGTAGCTGTTATTACAACAGGAGCCGATGTTACTGATAATAATATTAAAGTTATCGAAGCATGGACATATGATGCTGGCACTAATGTATACATTAAATATCTAGGCGAGTTCCATTAATGCATCCACTGGTAGGCGATCTTAGTACAATAAAAGATGTCGAGTTAGAAAATAAAATCAATGATCTAACTCGTAAATATTTTATGACTAGTAATTTTGGTGTACAGCAACAAATAAGTACACTATTAGATACCTACAAAGCAGAAACGAACAAACGACGTCAAGCCGAATACGAAAAAATGATGAATAATCGTGATAAAGGGCTTGACAAACTGATCAATATCAATTAAACTAGGCAAATGCGCCTAGACAAATATAGTAATCCCATCTTTAACGAACACGATTTATTTGATGCCATTTATACTGGTTATCAATTTAATGTCGACGATACTATAATTGTCGAACGTACCGATGCTGTTAAGCAGTTAGAAGAACAAATTGGTTTTAAATTTGTTTCACCCTACGAAACTCACCCTGTAATACAAGACTACGATAAGGCATGCCAGCAAGTATGGTTCATGCCCAAAGACTACTGCCCAAACTTAGTAGAAATGTTGTATGGCATGTGTACTACCGAAGAACAAACTACCCGTGTAAGTGAAGAACTTGAAGCATTTATTGCTCACGGTATGATGGAACTGTTGTATTATCTTAAATACTTGGTAGATACATTAGAAGAAAATGAGATACTATGGGGTGTCGGAAGAGGATCAAGTGTAGCAAGTTATGTGCTATATTTGATTGGAGTTCATAAGATTGACAGTTTAGCCTATAATCTAGATTGGCGTGAATTCCTAAGATAAGTACTATTATAATCCAAGGAGATTAATATGGCAATGAAAGAGCAACCAAAAACTGTTTACCGCTCAATGCAAGGTAAAGCAGTTGATATGAACAAACTAATTAATTTAAACGAAACTACCCCTGCGGTTGGTAACATGAAAGTTAATGCACGTGGTGATGAATTAGGCCAAGGTGGCAAAATTGTACGCAAACGAGAAGAAATTATTGCCGCTAGCAATGGGCCAGCGCCAGTATTAGATGAAATTAACATGCGTGAAATACCTGCGCCTGCTCCTGTTGTAACAACACCTGTTACCAGTAAGAAGGATGTGTCTAATCAGGATCCGGAAGGAAAAGAGTAATGTTAGAATCAAAAGGTATTGGGCATGTAGGAATCAAGCCAATGGTAAAAGGAACAATTTTACCTATTCGTGATAATGTATTTGTTACCGATATGAGCTTTGATGAGCAAATCAGTGCTGGCGGTATTGTTATTCCAAGTGATGATGGTAGAAGTGAAGGTATTAAACCTCGCTGGGGCCGTGTGTATGCAGTTGGGCCTAAACAAACTGAAGTCAAGGTCGGCGAATGGATCTTAATTGAGCACGGTCGCTGGACACGAGCCATTAATATCGAAGAACCCGATGGCACTAAACGTAAAATATTCCGTGTAGATATCAACTGTATGCTTATGTCTACTGATGATAAGCCTAACGAACTATCGTTTGGATTGCCTGCTATAGATTTAAGTCCTCCAGAATACGATTTTCATCCGAAATAATATATATTCGAGCAACAGGCCTCTTGACCAGGCCTGTTTTCACCTGTATAATAAGGACTATATGTTAAACAACACCGACCCAGATTTACAAGATTTGTATAATAAACAATTAGAATTTGCATCAATTATGATGGAAGAACATGGTGCTATGGCAGTAGCCGCTATTATGTTGTACCAAGCATTAAGCATTTACAGAACAGGATTAGACGAGATCGATTATCATAAAATGGTAGATTTGATCTCATCTAGTAGAGATCAAATTGTAAAATTTACACCGGATATACTATAATGACAAACCCATTTCGCGATCAAGAAAAATTTATGAAAGCCTGCGATCAATCTGTAGGCGATTGGAACGAAGATCAATTCAATATGTATCTTAAGCTAATTGAAGAAGAATGTAAAGAGCTTGTACTTGCACTTAATCATAAAGATAGAGTTGAAACACTTGACGCATTACTAGATATTGTAGTAGTATGCATTGGTGCTATGCATAGTATGGGAGCAGATCCTGAAGGTGGCTGGAAAGAAGTCATGAATACTAACTTTGCTAAGATCGATAAAGAAACTGGTAAGGTACGTAAGCGTGAAGACGGCAAAGTACTAAAACCTATCGGCTGGGCTCCTCCCAATTTAAAACAATTTGTTAAGGATATCGAATGAAGCAGTTATGGGTTGAAAAATATCGTCCTAAAAACTTAGACGACTATGTGTTTAGGGACGAAAACCAACGAGCACAAATTAAAGCATGGGTCAAGGACGGAAGTATCCCACACCTATTGCTAAGTGGTAGCCCAGGCATTGGTAAAACTACTCTTGCTAAAGTACTAATGCAAGAATTAGAAATCCCAGACTTTGATATTCTCGAAGTTAATGCCAGTAGAGATACTGGCATTAGAGAAGTAGTTAGAGAAAAGATCACTAACTTTGTACAAATGATTCCGTTTGGGCCATTCAAAGTAGTACTACTAGACGAAGCAGACCGTTTGAGCCCAGAAGCACAGGATGCGCTTAAAGGTGTGATGGAAGAGTACAGTGATCACAGTCGTTTCATTCTAACTTGTAACACTCCCAACAGGATTGTGCCAGCACTACACAGTCGTTGTCAACAAATGCACTTTGCCAGCATTGACCAAACTGAGTATACTGCTCGTGCGGCTACTATCCTGGTAGAAGAAGGCATCGAGTTTGACTTAGACACATTAGATACCTATGTTAAAAGTGTTTATCCAGACTTGCGTAAGTGTATTAACCTATTGCAACAACATAGTATGGAAGGTAAACTAATGAGTCCACAGACCAGTGATAGCGGAGTAAGCGATTACAAAGTTGAAATGGTCGAATTGTTTAAAGCAGGCAAAATTTCCGATGCAAGAAAACTACTTTGCGGCCGTGCTCGTCCAGATGAAATGGAAGACATCTATCGTTGGTTGTATGATAACATTACCTTGTTTGGCGAGGACGCAACCCAAGACAAAGCTGTCCTAATTATTAAACAAGGACTTGTGGATCATACGTTTGTTGCAGATCCAGAAATTAATCTTGCGGCGACCTTAATTAGACTAGGTCATTTGACACAATAAAAAAGGGCCGTCGGACGGCCCTTTTTAATGACTATCTAAAATAGTAGAACTATTTTATTCTCCATAAACCGCTAACACCTCCTTCACGGCATTATGGCGTTCGATGTCTTTGTTGTCAAATCGAATAATATCGATATGCTCCAAGTATTCTTTTTGTTCAAGTAGATTGCAAAAATCAATTAAACCATTATCGCTTAATCTATCTGCTTGTGCTAAATCTCCTGTGACTACCATCTTAGACCCGGCTCCCAAACGGGTAAGTAGCATCTTCATTTGATTAACTGTAGCATTTTGCATTTCATCTGCGACAATGTATGCATTTTTAAATGTACGGCCACGCATATAGGCCAATGGGCTTATTTCAATAACACCTTCCTCCAGCATGCTTGCTATCTCTTTCTTTTGATAATATTCGCCCAAGACATCAAATATAGGTCTAGTCCATGGTGCCATCTTTTCATTTAAGTCACCTGGTAAAAATCCTAAATCTTCATCTACGGACACGGCGGGTCTTGTCACAACGATCCTGTCAACCTTCCCTTCCTGAAATAACTTTATTCCGAATTGTACAGCCAGCATAGTTTTGCCTGTGCCGGCAGGGCCGATAGCAAGTACTATGCTAGTGGCTTCTTCGTATAATTTGCTGAGATAAAGTTTTTGATTAGCATTACGTGCTTGAATACTCACACGTTGCTTTTTTGCCGGAAGATACGGCTGAAAGTCAATTATGTTAACTTCTGATGTAAAACGCTTTTTCACTCGTTGTTTACTCATCTAGTTGTGCTCCTACTTTACGGGTTAAAGTAGGACTTGTAGTGACCGCCCTTGATAACTACAGAGGTCCTACACTATTATTTACATAATTCCTAGAATAATAAACTGTTAGCTTATGATTTGAAACCAGCTAAATAAGTATACAAGTTTCTGGAACCCAACATGCATGATATTTTAGACGTAATACAGAACATACAAGATCTATATGAAAATAATAGCAGTCTAGCTGTGCTTAAAGACTTTGAGCGAGTGTTAGACGAGATGGATACGTATGTATACGAAAACTGGGAAGATGGCGAATTAGCCTATGGACCACGTGTGGACCGTCATTGGATCACTGCTGGCTTTATGTGGCCACAAAATAAAATGCCTGATCCAATTGCGGGTAAACGTTTAATGGAATTAGGTTGCAAGATCAGTTATCAAAAGAGTCATTTAGTAGAACCTCGCAAAATTCGCACAGCAGAAGACATTCGTCCTAACAGTAAAAAGGGTCGCTTAGACCGCCATCCTATTTGGATCGTAGAAATACAAATGCCAAAGAAAATTGCATTTGATATCTACAAGGGTTACATGAGTAAAATGAAAAACGAAGGACAAGGTACAGAAGCTCCTAAGTCTGCTGTGGCCGCCAGTGCCGCTGCCGCTCCTGCTCCACAAACTCCGGGCATGGTTCCAGGTGCAGGGCCTGCACCAACTCCAGGTATGTCTGCTCCTCCCGGTGGCGCACCAGCTCCGACTCCAGTTTAAGGATTAACATGCAACTAACAGAAAGTTTACATGCTGGAGATCTTGAATACTTGGTTAAAAAAGTATTTGGTATCGATGCATTCAAAAGCAAAATAGGCGACGATGACCAAGTTGTAGTAGTGAGCTTTGAAGTCAAACAAGAAGATGCCGCTAAGGATCTTGAGAATTTTATAGAGATGGGTTATAGCTTTGTGCTCGATGCAGATTGTACTGCTGGTGAAGGCGATGACGGAAGCTATTTTGTATTTGTAGAACTAGAGCGTGGCAGACATGTTGCAGAACAGATATTAGAAATTATCGAAGGTGTAAAAAAGTTAGCTAACCTCGATGGTATGAGATTTAGGTATTTTAAAAACTTTAAAAGCCAAGAAGCTAATGTGGAAACTATTAACATAGCAGTTCCACAAGATAAAGAATCATATGAAGTTGCTACTAAAAGAAATTCGATGGATAACTTTCAAGAATTCTTTAAAAATAGTTATGCTGACGAAATTAAATTATTAGATGAAAGTATTAGTTTTACTAGACCTTATAGCGGAACAGTAATATTTGATATTTTAGACAGTGGCAATAAACAAGATGTATACGATAATGTAAAAGGTCCTATTATTTTAGAAAGCAAGGACATGGCTGAAGTTATGTTTTTAACTAAAGTAATCGGTAATTACAATATTACTAAAATTAAAGATACATTTATATTTGAAAGCAACGGCTGGGCTGTTGCACTAAAGAGGAAATAACATGGCAGATTTTACATTCGATTTTTCACAAGAAAAATGCACAGCAATATTACAAAATAATCCGTATAGCGAACATTGGCACGAAGCACTATGCCAGATTTTGCCTGACTACGATATTAACACACCAGAGCGTGTTGCGGCTTTCTTAGCTCAAACAATGCACGAAAGCGGCGGCTACAGAGCACTAACAGAAAACTTAAACTATAAAGCAGAAAGTTTATGCAAAGTATGGCCTCGTTATTTCAATGCAGGTAACGCTAACGAATATGCTCACAATCCAGAAAAGATTGCTAACAGAGCATACGCTAATCGTATGGGCAACGGTCCAGAAGAATCTGGCGACGGATTTAAATACTGTGGCAGAGGACTTATTCAATTGACAGGTAAACAAAACTATAGCAAATTTGCCGAAAGTATTGATACACCAGTAGATCAAATTCCTGAATTCTTAGGAACATTTGAAGGTGCTATTCAATCAGCTTGCTGGTTCTGGGAAACTAACAACTTGAATCAATATGCAGATTCGGGCGACATTTTAACTATGACTAAAAGAATTAACGGCGGCACTTTAGGACTAGAAGATCGTCAGAATCATTTCCAACACGCAATACAAATTCTAAAAGGATAATGTATGGATCAGATTCAGTGGGTGCTTAGTCTATTACCAGACGCTGTATTAAACTGGATTTACTGGGCCATCATTCTAGCAGGACTTACAGGGCTATTTGCCGGATGGATCGGCAAATACATTCCATTTTATGGAAATTATGCCAGGTTCTTAAAACCGATAGGCATTGTATTATTAGTACTAGGCGTATGGTTACGTGGCGGCTACGATACTGAAATGCGTTGGAGAGCTAAAGTTGAAGAAGCGCAGGCTAAAGTAGTCAAGGCTGAACAAGCTAGTAAAGAATTTAACAGCAAGTTAGATGAAGAGCGCAAGAAAAAAGCCAAAGTTCGAACAGAGTACATTACTACAGTTAAAGAGCGTATTGTTAAAGAAGCCCAAATAATCGATGCTGAGTGTAAAGTTGCTCCTGAAGCTATAAAGGATCTTAACGATGCCGCTAAGAATCCATTGAAAAAAGGAACTGTAACTATTAGCGAGGTTTCAAAATGAAGCATCTAATAATCGTAGGGCTAATTGCGTTAGCTGGGTGTACAAGTGTTCCAGTAGCAATGAAATTCCCAGAAGTTCCAAAAGATATGCTAGAAGCATGTCCTGATTTAAAGCTAGCACCCGAAACTACCAAGTTAAGCGAAGTATTGCCTGTTGTAGTAGACAATTATGGGCAATATTATACTTGTAAAGACAACGTTGATAGCTGGATAGAATGGTACACTAACCAAAAGAAGATATTCGATAGTATCAAATAAATACGTATATAACAGCCAACAGGAGCGAAAACTATGGCAGAAGAGAAAGACGAAAAAGAAGGCGGAGCCGAATGGATGCAGAAATATTGGCGTCCAGCAATGGGTTGGATGTACATGATTATATGTCTTGCAGACATGTTAGTATTTCCAATATTATGGTCACTATTGCAAGCAATGATGCACATGCCTATCACACAATGGAATCCGCTGACACTACAAGGTGCAGGCTTATTCCATATTGCAATGGGTGCAGTATTAGGTATTAGTGCGTTCGGTCGTACACAAGAAAAATTAGCAGGAACAGCGGCTAATCCAACATCAACACAAACTATCAGTACACAAAACATGACTGGTAACGTAGCTGGCGGATTCGGTAGCGGAGGAGCAAGTAATGGCGGATTCGGCGGCAACAACTCATCATTTGGCGGGGCTCCAGCATTTGGCGCACCTGCGACAGGATTCGGTTCCTCGACAGGGAGCTTCGGTTCTCCAGCATCAACAACAGGGTTCGGAAGCGCACCGCTTGGCGGGAACAGCGCAAGTAGCTTTGGCGGAGGCGGGTTTGGAAGCACACCTGCAACAACGCCAGCAGTAAATGCAAGCGGTAAGAAAGTTATTCCAACTTTTGACCAACCAGCAATATAAGGAAACATTATGAAAAAACTATTAGCACTTTTAATCGTAGCAGTATTTGCATCAACAGCCATGGCGGCAGACAAAAAACCTGCTCCAGCTAAAAAAGAAGTTAAGCATCATAAAAAAGCAGAAGGTACTAAAGTAGAAGGCACAAAACCAGATACAGTGGCGCCAAAAAAGAAAAAGTAATTCAAATACTTGACAGGCTCCACTTAAGATAGTATAATTACTATTATTAATGGAGCCTTTTTTACGACTATGACTGATTATTACCAAACCTTAGGTGTTAGCGAAACCGCTAGCCCAGACGAAATAAAAAAAGCATATAGATCTTTGGCTAACAAACATCACCCAGACAAAGGTGGCGACCAAGCCAAATTCAAAGATATTAGTGTTGCTTATGACAATCTAAGCGACCCACAAAAGAAAGCCGAATACGATCATCAACGTCAGTACGGTGGACAACAATTTCACTTCCACACAGGAAATGGCGGGTTTGATCCGTTTGGCGCAATGTTCGGTGGAGGTCAAGGTTCACCGTTTCCTCAAGGACATCCATTTGCAGATATCTTTGGTGGGCATCGTGGACAAATGCGACGCAATAGAGATTTAAACATTCAGTGTCAGATCACACTATTAGATTCTTATGTTGGCAAACAGCTTGAAGCAAACTATCGTTTACCAAGTGGTAGAAATCAAACTGTCGTTATCAACGTACCGCCTGGTATACAACATGGCGAAACTATCCGTTACGGAGAATTAGGCGACGATAGTATTGCAGGTGCGGCTCGTGGCAATCTTAATGTTACAATCATTGTACTACCAGATCCTAATTACAGACGTCAAGGCGATGATTTATATACCACAGTACATATCAATCCTATCGAAGCTATGATAGGTTGTAAGAAGACTGTTAAAATTATCAACGGAACTAAACTTGATTTGGATATTAGACCTGGAGTAGAATCTGGAGTAGAATTTGCTAGTGCTGGCAACGGATTTCAAAATGTAAATCATGGCGGCAAGGGAAGATTTGTAAGTGTAATCAATATCAAAGCACCATCCATCGAAGATCCTACTCTAGTAGCTAAACTACGCCAACTAAATGATGAAATTAGTAAAATTTCCTGATATTGTTTTAAAACAACAAGCCGAACCGTGGGATTTTGAAAAGGATCTCAATGCAAAAGAATTAGAAGTTGATATGGTTCAACTTATGATTGAAAGCAATGGCATCGGCTTGGCGGCGAACCAAGTAGGTTTACTCAAACGAGTATTTGCTATCCATCTTAAAGATCAAGTACCGTTTTGTATGTTTAATCCATATATACTACACGGTGACAACGATATAGTTGAAGGTGAAGAAGGATGTTTAAGTTTTCCGGATCTATTTCTAAAAGTTCCTCGCCATAACAAAATCACTGCCGGTTACCTTGACAGACAAGGAAATAAGTGTATAATAGAACTAAGTGGACTAGATTCAAGATGTTTTCAACATGAACTAGATCATTTAGATGGTGTATGTTTTACAGAACACATTAGTCCGCTAAAATTAGCATTAGCTAAAAAGAAATTACTAAAGAGAAAAGGAAAAAAGTAATGGTTGAACCAAGTGATAACCTACAAGCAGTGTTTGAAAGAGCAATTGAAACTGCTAAAAAACTACATCACGAATATCTGACCATAGAACATATTCTGTTGGCTATGTTAGCAGAAGATAGTTTTAGCGAGTGCATTAAAACTTTTGGAGCTAAACCGGATGAACTTAAAAAGAATCTTACCAGCTACCTAGCTAATAATTGTGCTGAAATCGTAGTACCAGACGTAGTTGTTAAACCACGTAAAACTCAAAGTGTAGAGCGTGTACTTAATCGTGCATTCACACAAGTGTTGTTTAATGGTCGTCAGCGTATTGAATCCACTGATGTATTCATTGCTATGATGGGTGAAAAACGTAGTTGGGCACAATTTTATATTCAGCAAGCCGGTATTGACCGTGATAAATTTGCTGACTTTATTAATAATAGTGTAGAAGAAGTTACAGAAGAAGAAGCTCCTGAAAACAATACACTAACAAGAGCACTAGCGGCATTTACTACTAACTTGAATGATCAAGTTACTAAGAACAAAATCGATCCAGTTATTGGTCGTATCGACGAACTAGAAAATATTAGCCTGGCATTAGGTCGTCGTAGTAAAAACAATGTAATCCTTGTTGGAGATCCTGGTGTGGGAAAGACGGCTATAGCCGAAGGTCTTGCCTACAACATAGTAAAGGGCGCAGTTCCAGATTTCCTCAAAGAGTACAAAGTTTATAGTTTAGATATTTCAGCTATGTTAGCTGGATCTAAATATCGTGGAGACTTTGAAGAACGTTTCAAACACGTTATTAAAGCTCTACAAAAGAAAGGTAAGACTGTGCTGTTCATCGATGAGGCACATATGATCTCTGGCGCAGGATCTGCTGGTAACTCAGCTAACGATCTCGCTAACATGATGAAACCTGCTCTAAGCAAAGGCAACATTAAAGTTGTGGCATCAACTACCTGGGAAGAATATCGTAAGCACTTTGAAAAGGATCGTGCATTGATGCGCCGTTTCCAACGCATTACTGTTGACGAGCCTACGCAAGAAATGACTTATAGTATTTTGCAAGGCATTAAGAAGTACTACGAAACATTCCACAATGTTAAGATCCGTAATGATGCATTACAAGCGGCTATTAAATTGTCAGTCAAGTATCAAGCTGACAAAAAGTTACCAGATAAGGCTATTGACCTAATTGATGTAGCATGCAGTCGCTTTAATTTGAAAATTGCAGAAGATCGTGTAATCGGCGAACGTGAAGTGCAGTACGAACTTGCTAAGATGGTTGCTATGCCTGAAGAACAGATTATGGAATCAGAAAGTTCAAGTATTGCTAAACTACAAGATAACGTAAATGCAGATGTATTCGGACAAGATAACGCTATTGAAGAAATTGTAGACAAGATTATTGTTGCACAAGCTGGTCTAAAGCCAGAGAACAAGCCGATTGGTAGCTTTGTATTCATGGGCCCAACTGGTTGCGGTAAGACTGAGACAGCTAAGAGCCTTGCTAAACACTTGGGTACTAAGTTGCTACGCTTTGATATGAGTGAATATCAAGAGAAGCATAGTATCAGTAAGCTGATCGGTAGCCCTCCTGGTTATGTTGGCTTTGAAGAAAATGCAGGCTTATTGATTACACAAATTCAAGAGAATCCAAATGCTGTTCTATTGTTTGACGAAGTAGAAAAGTCACATCCAGATGTTAGCACAGTATTGTTGCAAATGATGGATAACGGTTTTATTACTGGTTCAAACGGCAAACGAGCGGACTGTCGCAACATTGTATTGATCCTTACTACAAATGCAGGTGCGCAGGATTCAGAAAAGAATAACATTGGTTTTGGTTCGCAGGAAAAAGACTACAGCGATAAAGAACTTAAGAAATTCTTTACACCTGAATTCCGTAATCGCTTAGATGCTGTTATTACATTCAACAAGTTAAGCAAAGAAACTATTGTTAAAGTAGTTGAGAAGTTTATCGATGAAATGCGTGAGCAAGTTAAAGATAAAGGTATCCGTATCAAGATTGATAAGGAAGCTACTACATGGTTGATCGACAACGGCTTTGATAAGAAGATGGGTGCTCGTCCGTTGCAACGTGTTATTGACAAGGAAATTAAACGTTCTTTGGCAAAAATGATGTTGTTCGGAGACCTAAAGAATGGCGGCTGGCTAACTATTACTGTTGAAAACAATAAGATTATGCTAGTTGCAAAACCTAAGTTACCTAAAACTCCATTGTTAATGGTAGATACCATAGAGCATGCAGTACAAGATAACTAGAAAACTATTCGGGGGCATATATCAGTACAAAATTGTACTGACATGTGCTGGCTCGAGCTTGTTTAGGCATGCTGACTTAGATAGTGTATATAAGAGTTTATCCGAAATTACACTATCTAATCAGCCTAGACAAAGTCAGTTTGGCACTTATCGAACCGCAGGCATTAGTACCCAAGATGAATTGACCTATGCCTTGCAGTTGCACAAGGCATTATCTAAAATGTCCGATATTGATATCAGAGTAGAAAGTCCTTGGTTAAGCATTTATAGTAATAAGCTGGCAGATATTAATGCTCTGGCTAAAATTGATAAGCACCAAGTAAAGTATATTTCTAAACCTCCTGATAACACTACATTGGACGCAGGAACTGTTATTATGCCCAAGATGAACTACGATTTTCGTATCACATTAGGCAAAACTACACAGGAACACAGTGCATTTATCCAATGGGCTGAGGCTAATAAGAAACTTAAATTAACTAAAAGCTGTATCAAAGACTTGCTAAAGCCACGCAGTTGGGGCGGTACACACTTCTATATCACAGGTGATAACAACTTGCTCATGGCTAAGATGCATCTTGGTGGTAGTATCAGCAAAGTTGAGCGCATAGTTAAAAACTAAAGCCCTGCAAAAGCGATAAATACTCTAACCGCAGAGATTTCTGCTGATTTATAAATTTGGGCTTAAAAATGCGTATAAATGAACTATTAGAGGGCAAATACTTCGATGATATGAAGTTTATCAAACCTGTAGAAGGTGGTGGTAGAGAATTAAACTTCGATCTAGCAGAAGACTTAATACACTTCATGCACAACGATGATGATGTATATCGCCGCCATGTATTTCCTAGTTTAACTAAATGTCTTGATAAAAAAGGCGAAATAAGCAGTAAAGTATTTCAACCAGCTGTAGAAAGCAGTTATCAAATTTACGTTAAAAAATTCCCTATTCGTGAATTGCCAGATCATTTAGACGAAAAACTTTGCAATGATATTTGCAAAAAGATGTTAGAAGATACCAAAGAGCATATTTCTAACGGCAAGTACAAGGACTAATCGTGCTGTTAAGAGAAATGTTCTATTATGAAGGTAAAGCTATTGCTGTTAATGATGACAGTATGGAAAAGTACGGCAGGCCTTTTAATCATCCGGAACATTTAGTTTTCTTTAAAGGTGTAAATGGTACTTTAGAAGCACTTAATCACTTTAAAGAAATTACTGACGAAAAAGCAGGACAAACTACAGTTCGACGCAAGTGGGATGGCAATCCTCAAGTATACTGGGGACGTGAAAAGAAAGGCGGGCCGTTAATACTTGCAGGTCACAACCAATGGGGTCGAGGTGTTAAGAGCGATAGTCCAGAAGGTGTATACGACTTTATTGCAAATCAAAGTGGTAATCCAAAATCTCCCGAAGATCAACAAAAGCGTCAGCAGTTTGCTACTAACTTTAGCAATTTGTATCCATTGTTTGATGCCGCTACACCTAAAAACTTTGTTGGCTTTGTATATGCAGATGCATTGTTTGGAGTTGATCCTAGTTTAAATAAACGACTTACTCCACCTACTAAAGAATATCCAAAAGGTGTATGGGAGTTTAGTCCTAACCCGTTAAGCGACACAACATATCACGTGGATGCCGGTAGTGCATTAGGTCAGCGCATTAGCCAAACACAAGTAATGGTAGTAGGACATGCAACATTTCCATCGTTCGGTGCAGATGACCGTTCGCAAGTACCTAAAGATAATTTTGAAGAGTTTAATAAAACTCCCGGCCTTATTGTACAAGGTCCAATCTATACAGATGCGGCGCCTCAAGTGGATGTTAGTGCAGTAGACGAAATGATTGAATATGCACAAACACATGCCGGAGTAATAGATGGTTTCTTGAACAGTTTGCCTGATGCAGATAAGAATGGAATCTTTTATCCTTTCTTTAATGACATGAGTAACAAACATGCAAATGCTCAACAAGACTTTAGTAGCATTACAGGCAGTACATTTGTATCTTGGATGCAGGCAAAGGGCAAGAGTCCTAAGAAAATACAACATATCATTGATATGACACAAGCACATCCTGGCGGATTAGATGCTATATTGTTTTTAATCAAAGGTATACGCAACATGAAAGATACTGTGGATGCCGCAATTAAACAGCAACCACGAAAAGAAATTTGGGATACGCACGGCGAAGGCCATGTACGTTATGCGCAAAAAGGTCATAAGTATGGCAACATTAAAATTGTTCCTACAACATGGGCTCCTGGTAAAAAGCCAGTTACTCAACCGGAGGCACCGCAGTGAAATTAAGACAGTTATTTGAGGCACATCATAAAGCAGATGCGGCATTTTGTTTTGGAAGATTCAATCCTCCACATCAAGGTCACATGGAAGTGTGGAACGCTGTTAAACATGCAGGACGCCATTGGTTCATCGGAACTAATCCTGGTACTATTGGGCCTAATGATCCATTGCCATATGAGTTAAAAACCGCTTGGATGACTGCAATTGATCCTCAAATTAAAGGACATATCTTAGGCGAACAAAGTGTTGTTACCTTAGCCGCTAAGATTTATCAACAAGTAGGTGATGGTGCAACTATTGCTTATGTAACAGATAGCCAAGACTGGGCTTGGGCTGGAAAACTATTACATCAGTATAACGGCAAAGAAAGCAATCATGGTTATTTTAATTTTGCCAAGATTATTCACGTAGAAAGCCCCCGTGTAAGTAGTGCTACTGCTCTACGCACAGCCGCTCGTGCTGGTGATATGAATGCGTTTTATCAAGCCGCAGGTACCGATCCTAACTTAGTAGTAAATGGTAAACACTACTACGATACAGTTGTTGATGCTGTAGGACAACATCCTGAAAAAGTTAAGAAAGTTAAGAAAGAAAAACCTGTAGCAGAACCATTAGCACAAGAAAGTTTAATGGGCTTTATGGCTAAGCCGACTAAAAAGAAAGTATCGGCCAGTACAGAAGAAATGCGAAAGTATTTTGAAAAAGAAAAATCTAAAGAACCTGATAAAATGGAGCGCGGAGAAGGCAATAAAAAAGTTAAACAAGTATATACTAAGGCTGATGAGAATTCGATTAAATATGCTAATAAGGTATTAAGAGAAATGCGAGCAAGAGATTTTGTACAAGAAGGTAAAATTACTAAACGTCATCCGCACCATGATGCCGCAAGCCAAGGTGTGAGTCGTAGCCGAGATATTGGAGGATACGACCGTATCTATCATATGAATCGTTTAATGATGGCTATGGCCATGGCGGATGGTAAGGATACTAAAGCGGTAGACAGCCCGCAAGAAACATGGTCTGAAAAATTTAATACTCATCATCCTTATACGCAACAAGAAGACAACATGATTAGGGCCGCTTTCAATACTGTTCCCACTGATGGAAATCATATTAGTAAGTTTGGAAAAAGTGTCGAGCCCAACGATACACACAAAGTAAGTGCTGTTGCAAAATCTAAAAGAAACAAATACGGAATTTAATATGGACGAAAAATATCATCTAGCACTTAAAACAGCATTTGCTAGTGAATACGCCTTTGCATTAAAGGCACAGAACTTTCACTGGAATGTAGAAGGACCTCTGTTTCCTCAACTACACGCATTGTTCGATACTATCTATACAGAAGTATATGGCAGTATCGACACGTTTGCTGAACAACTTCGTGCATTACAAATATATACTCCAGCAAGTCTAGTTAAATTTAGTATGTTATCTAAAGTAGAAGATGAAAATAGTGTACCAGACTTTCACGGTATGTTAAGCGAGTTGTTAGAAGACAGCGAGCGTATGGCTAACATATTCCGTATTACATTTACTATGGCAGAACAAGCTGGCGATCATGGACTAAGTAACTTTTTAGCAGATCGCCAAGATGCTCATAAGAAACATAGCTGGATGCTAAGATCAAGTTTAAAATGAAACAATATAAGATCACTACACAAGATATAAATCCATCTTCAGACGAAGATTGTTATCTTGCGCCAGATGATCCTATACACCAGTTAAAAGCAGTTAGTATGATGGGCGGATTAGGCAGTGCAGAAGCCCTGGCTAACTATAACAATTTACAACTGCCACAAATACAAGGCAGCGACAAAGGTCGTATCGCCAGAGAACAAAATATCAAACCAGGAACCGATGCTTGGTTTAAACATTGGTTTGGGAGAACCGTATGAAAATGCAAGATTTATTAGAAGGTATCGACTATACTCAGCCCGGTCCTATAACTAAAGATTCAGCTGGACAAAAATTAGAATATGGTATTCCTGTAAATGCCAAGGGTGATTTTATTCCTCCTAATCAAAATTTACCGGATGACGAATATATGCAACAGTTAAATGCATATAAAACATGGAAGGCAGACTATTTAAGACGCTGGCCTAATGCTACACAGCAACCAGATGGATCAATGCAAGGTATAAAGCCCGGACTAGCGGCTCCTAAGTTCCAAGAAGGTTACAACGACTATCATAATAATCGTACAGGATTTAGTCGTCACCGTAGAGAAGAAGATGAAGCTAACCTAATGTACATCTATGATGACGGTGCCGGGAGACTCAAACAACGTATGGTTTCAAACCATGAAGAGCATTCAGCACACCAGCAAGGCTTTAGACAAACTCCTGAAGCCGCACTTAAAGTACACAATATTATTCGTAGCAAATTTGATCCTAAGAAATTCGTACAAAATCAAGGCGGAAAGTGGGTTGTAGTACACCCATATGGGCAGAAAGATGTGTCAGAATCATCTTCAGTAGGCAGTACAAGCGCAGGAAATATAGCTAGTGTAGAAGGCGGAGCTGCCGCATATAGCAAAGGGCCTGTAAAAAGCGTGAATGCATTGGATCAAGATGAAGTTAGTTTGTTCGGCGGGCCGATGGAAGACATTAAAACTAAGCCAAGTAAGAAAGTAGCTATCATCAAAAGACGCTAAATATATAAAGATAACGGAGTATACTCATGCCAGCAGAATTAGATCAAATGACACCAGCAACAGGGTCAGAACCAACAGATACACCAGCACCTGAAATGGGCGGTGAAGTTGTAGGCGTACACAACGGCGAAACAGACCGTGAAGGTGCTATGGCCAAAGCTGATTTGTACAAATTAGCTAATTATTCACACAAGCTATTCCAACAAATTCAAGACGAAGATCAATTAGAAGGTTGGGTACAAGCTAAGATTACTAAAGCCGCTGATTATATCGCCAGCGTCTATCATTATTTAGAGTACGAAATGAAGTTCAGCGAGTACGGACATCATTTAGACAACAGCGATACATTAAGCGAAGGACAAAAAATGCGACTAAAAGAAATGTTATCTGAAGCTAAAGATAAAATGAAAGATTTGAAAAAATCACAAGCTGAAAAAATGAAGGGCAAACATGAGCACAAAGTTGACGAAGGTATGGTCGGCGGTGGTCAAAAGCCTTGTGTAGAATGCGGCGGTACAGGTATGGTGTTTGAAGAGCCTAAGCCAGTTCCAGCACATGTTCAAAGCAAAGTTGACAAGTATAAGACATTAGTTAAAGCTACTAAAGCCGCTCACAAGCGTTTAGATGCTAATCACAATGGTATTCCTGATGCTGAAGAAACAGTTGATGAAGAAACAAGTTCAACTGGTGGAACTATTAGTCGTCCAAAGCCAGGTGTAACACGTCATACACACAATCCAGATCGTTTCAGCGATGAGCCACATGCTGAGCCAGCAAGTAAAGTAAAAGCACGTTCAGCTGGCGAGAAAGCCGGTGAGAAAGCTCAAGACAAAGCTGATGAGAAAGAATCTAAAGCATGGGGCAAAGCTAATCCAGGAAAACAAACTATCGTTAAAGGTGGCAAGAAAGTAGATCCTAATGCTCCTAAAGAAAAGAAAGAAAAAGAAGTTGACGAAACGTATGGCGTTGGAGTTTACGAAGCTAAGAAGGGCAAGAAAGCCGGTAAAGATTATGACGGCGATGGCAAAGTAGAAAGCGACAAAGACGAAGTATGGGGTTCACGTGCTAAGGCTGCCGCTAAAGCAGGTAAGCCATTCAAAGAAGGTGTAGGTGCGGAGGCTGATGCGATAGCACGTCAACTTGATGCGTTAATGAAACAATATCAAGAGGCAAAAGCCAGAGGTGATCAAAAAGCAATGACTCAATTGGCCGCTGATTACCAAAAAACTAAATCTTTGGCAGGCACTGCACCGGTCCAAGAAGGCAAACCAAGTGCAGGACTAAGCAAGGCTAAAAAATCTGCTGTAGTTAAAAAAGCAAAAGCCGGTGGTGACATTGGTAAGCCAGGTAAGGGATTTGATAAATTAGCTAAAAAAGCAGGCGGTGGCGAAAAAGGCGAGAAGATTGCCGCTACCGCTATGTGGAAGAACATGAAAGAAACTGTTGCTTACATGGCAGAAAAGAAAGCCGCTACAAAAGATTTGCCAGGCAATCAAGAAAAGATTGATGCAGATCATGATGGTAAGATTGAAAAATCAGACTTAGCCGCATTACGTGCTGGTAAGAAAGAAAAAGAAACTGTAAAAGAGTCAGCAGATTTCAATCGTATGAAAGAGTTGATGCAACGTTTGAACGGTTAATATATGGACATGAAGCGTATACTACAGGCGATGGATGGTGTTGCTACTAAACCTGTAGTAGGCGCTAATGACATGGCTAAATTTTTATCTATTGTAGATAAGAATGCTAGCGTTCAACTATTGCAAGAAGGTAATCCCCATAAAGTGTCATTGCCAGTACAAATGGCAATGCAACACTATCAAAAAGAAGAATGTACTCCACAGCCTCAAGTAGCTCGAGAAAGCATTGTTCGCAAATACTTTGACGAAGCTGAACAAGCTATCGAAGAAGAACAAGTCAAAAAAAGAAACTTTTATAAACAATACGCTCAGACTATTGCTGAACGTGTATTGATGAAAGAAGATGCTGTATCCGGCGGTGTCCAAGCTGTTAAAAAATTAGCAGGTGCGGCGGCCTCTCATCCTAAGTCAACAGGTATAACCGCAGGTGGTGGTGCTATACACGCGGCAGCTGGCAATGTAGATCAGGATGCCGGTGATTGGTGGCACGAACGAATCATTCCAGAAATTCCATATAGTAGATTAGAGCTAGCTATTGATTTAGGTGTAGTTGGTGCAGGTGCAGTAGCTGGTGCAATCGGTGGGCCAGCTGGTGAAGGTGCGGCACTGGCCGCTAATGCTACTAGAGTTGAAAGACTTGCTAGAATTATTTCAAAAGGTTTATCCTTAGTGGGTGCAGATGTTAAGCGTAGTGGGGCAAAATTAATTCCTCCTATTAGAGAATGGCTTAAAGCATTTGGCAGAACCGCAATAACTACTACTGCAATCCATACACTTGTAGATTTACTTAATGATGCAGTTAGAAACCTAGACGAAAGAAGTACTACTGAAAAACAAGCACGTACAATGGCCGTGGCCGCGCATAATCCTGCGTTTGCTAAGAAAGTAGGCATTGATCAAAAAGTTGCTAAAGAATTTAATCAAAAAGATAAAGGCACAGCTTTATTAAGCAATGCTATGAAAGGCAAGCGAAAGAAAGTTAAAGAGCTTGATGGACATAGTATGGGATTTAAACCGCAAGGCCCTGGTTTACAAAGTAATGCTCCAGACGGCGGCCATTTAAACCTAAGCGAACTAAGCACAGAAAAATTAGCCCAATATAAAAAAGCCGCGTATGCTGATGCTAAGAAAGCAGATGCCGAAGGCGACTATGAACGTGGCAATAAACGTTTCAAAGGTATTAATAAAGCTACTGTTAAACAATTTGACAATGATTTGAAAAAACATAATCAGAGTCCTATCAAAGAAGCTAACGCTAAAAAACGAACACTAAAGAATTCAAACCCATGCTGGAAAGGTTACCATCCAGTTGGAACTAAAAAGAAAGGCGGACGCACAGTGCCTAACTGTGTACCAAAGGAATAACATGAACTTAAGAGATTTAATTAATCGCATTGAAACAATCGAACTTAGCGAAGGTCTGAGATTAAAGGATATTGAGGCACAAGTTGCTAGCGAGCCTAATGAGCAGAAACGTGCTCAGACATTAATGACTCTTGCACAAACTAACAAGTTGCCAGGATTATATGATCCTGTCAGCGGATACTTTGTCAGTGCAGATCCAGATATGAATCGCGGAGAAGGCGGTACAAGTGAACCTAAGCCACGCATTAGTGCAACTGGAACCGAAGAGATGGATGCGTTGTTAGCCAAACGTGGATTAGTCCCTCCTAAAGCAAACACAAGTACAGTATTCCGCAAACTAAATCCTTTTAGTTCTAGTAATAAAGATTACGATAGCGGCGTTCAAGGTGGTAGCCAATCAGCTATTGCTCGTCAGAATAAAGAAGATGAAGAATTAAAACAATTAGCAGATTTAATTCCTAAGTATAAAGCTCTTAAAGATAAGTTAGCATCTTTAAATGGGGTAAACACAGATGCACGTACCGGACAAGGTATTGTTCCAGCAGATCAACCATTAGCAGAATCATTAATGGAAAGTTTCAGTTATTTGTTCGACGATGTAACTGGTGCTGGAAGAGCGGCTGGCGAAATGCTACCTAAGATATGGAATAAATTGCCATCAGTAGTACGTGGTGGCGAGAAACAAGCTGGCAAAGATTTTGATATATTAGATCGATTACCAAACCAACTTAGCACAGAATTAAAAACACCTCCCCGTCCAGATATTACAGATGTTGAATGGCGCACAGTTCCAGACAATATGAAAGGTGGAGTTGCATCTTGGTTAAAAGCTAATCCTGGAAAAAGTATGGCTGCGGCCATGCTGGCTTTGGCGGCGGGTAGTCAAATGCGTGGTGGAAGTAAAAATGCCAATCCTGCTCCTGCTATTCCTGGCGATGCTAAAACATCAGATGCAACTACTGGACAAGCTGGTGTTACAGCACCTGGACAAGCTGGTGTTACAGCACCTGGACAAGCTGGTGTTACAGCACCTACTGCACCGACCACTTATCAAATTAAACCCGGTGATAATTTAAGCTCTATTGCTAAACGTAATAATGTCAGCGTTGCTGAATTGATGGCGGCTAATCCTAGCATTACAAATCCTAACAAGATTACAGCTGGTGCATCATTAACAATTCCGTCAGCAAGTGGCAAACCAACATATGACCAAGGTGTAGGTTCTAAACCAGATGTAAAACCTGCCGATTCATCATCAGATCAAGCAGAGAGAGACGATGCTGCCAAGGTCGATGCTGATGAAGCTAAAAAGAAAGCTGATATCGAAGCTACACAAAAAGAAATCGATGACACTAAACAACAGCTTGCCGCTTTAATTGTTGATTTAGAAAAATCTGAAGATGAAGATAATATTCGTCAGGTAAAAGATTTAGAATCACAATTAGATGATCTTGAAGAAATTAAAAATTCACAAGCTGGCAAAACTGCCGCAATGATTGATGTGGATAAACAGATTG